AAAAATGATAAAAATGAGTTTTGGTGGTAAAAAAGAAAGCAGTCAAAAAAGCACTGGGGGAGGATTTACCCCTTCTAGTGGAGGCAGTGGAAAAAATCCATGTGGATCTTGCTTCTAATAAAATGAAAAATCTATCAACTAAAGGGTATAAGAAAAACAGCCCAGATAAAGATAGGCCTTACAATGTAATACCTAGCGGGGACATCACAATGAAAAACGTAGATTTCCCCGTTTTGGGCATTGATAACGAAGGTAATTCTAAAGTTATGAAACCCGGTAAAGATTATTCTTTTCCAGGACATACAGTATTAGAATTTAAAATGGGAACAAAAAACAAAATTAAAATATATAATAGAATATTTAAAAAATAAATTATGGGACAATACGGTAATCAACCAGATTTTGGAACAAGAGCAGCAGAAGTAAGGATTGAGGGGACTCCATCAGACATAGGTACAGCCGCTAATTTAAACTCGGCAGCATTATATATTGGTACTGGAGGAACTTTAGTTTGTAGAGTAGTAGGCGGAAATGCTAATTTATATAGTGCGGACGTTCAAAGCGGATATACAGTATTTACAAACATTCCAGATGGTACATTTTTTCCTGTTATAGTAGATGCTGTATGGGCTAATGACGGTAATGAAACGTCTACAACTTGTGATGGCATAATAGCACTTTACTAATGGGTTGGGGAATTGGTGTTGGCATTGGCTGGCCTAATGCAAGTGCGGGTATTTCCTATGTAAAACAATTAATTAAAACTTTTAAAGAAAGAGTTTTATCGTACCCAAATAGCGTGTTTGAAGCAGAAGCGTGTTTAACCGCATCGCTAACTGAATTAAATACTATAGGATTACTAGACAAGGCTTCGTTAGTTATTACTCCTAACGCTTATAATACAGCAATATTATACGACGTAGTCCCTAACACTGTTCTTGGGGATATGGATGTGATTCGCGCGACAACAGCTACAAGAGTAAATGCAAATGGGCTTATTGAAACAGTAGGTTTAAACATTCCAAGGTTAGATTATTCAAAGGGCACTTGTCCTAGCGTATTAATAGAGCCGCAGGAAACTAATATACTTAATTATTCTGAAGAGTTTGATAATCCATTTTGGTTTAAAGGAGCAGTAGGAGGAGTGGCAAATCCAATTGTTACACCAAACCAAGCAGTTGCTCCTAATGGAACGCTTACTGCTGACCAAGTTGATTTCCCAAGTATAGGTTCAGGTCAAGTATCTATAATATTTGTTCCATTTTCAACTGCAACTACTGAAAATTACACTCAAAGTTTTTACATCAAAGGACTGTTAGGTACTGAAGTAATTTGGATTACTTATACAACTGATGGCGTTAACTTTTTAACTAAGGCTTGTAATTTAACAATAGGTTGGCAAAGATTTGATTTGACTCTTTTAAATTTTGTCGGTGGTAATAATATTGTTATTGGTGTTGATACAAGAGACCCTTTGCAAACCGCAAGACCTGCTCAAACTATATTTTTGTGGGGTGGTCAATTAGAATTAAATACATACGCCACATCATATATAAAAACTGTAGCAAGTACAGTTACAAGAAATTTTGATAAAATTGGCAAAGCTGAGATAACCAGTTTATTAAACGCAAGTGAGGGAACATTTTATATTGAAGTAGCGGCTTTAAATACTACAGATGCTGAAACAAGAATTTTTAATTTAAACGACGGTGATGCTAATAATAGTTATGTATCTATCCAATTTCAAACAAATGGAGACATAAGATTTGATTTAAGATCGGGGGTAAATATAAGTAGACGTACAGTAGCGGGTGCAAATATTACTAATTTTAATAAGCTTGCCGTGTCTTGGGGTCCATTAGGTATATTTGGATATATTAATGGTAGTAGTTATTTTGTGCCAACCGTTGCCGGAACTATTCCTGCGATACCTTTGGCTTTAACTAGAATATATTTTAATAGATTTGCCTCGGGAAGTATTGCTAATTCAAGATTAAAAGAGTCTCTTGTGTTTAAAACAGCATTGACAAATGCGGAATGCATTTCACTAACTACTTTATAAAATGGAAATATATAAATTAAATTATACGGACAATCAAACTGCAGTTGCCGACTTATTAGCAAAAGGGGTTTATGTAGAAGTAATATTTGATGGGGAAACATATTTAGAATATGGGGAAGGAATACAATCGGTTGTTGAGATAGGAAAAATAGTTAAAGTTCCAGGCACATATGATGTTAACTTTAATGTAATTACAGAACCTATATATTACGACGGATATGCCTATGATGTTATGTGTGAACAAGAAATATTTTTTGAAAGTGAAATATTTCCAGTGGATTGCAAACATAGTTTTATGGGGTATGCTCAAGATGCCGACGGCCCTGTATCTGAGTCTTTATAATAAAAACGATATAATCACGTAATTAAATACGTAAATAGCAGGTGGGAGGTAAGGTATCTCACGGGTCTCATAAGCCCGGTTAAATCAGTTCGACCCTGATACGTTGCTACTAATATTAACAATTAAATTAAATAAACATGGAAAACACAAACAAAATTACAGAAGAGCAATTAGAAACTATTGTAAAACAACAGAAAGATTTGCAAGCATTATTAACTAATATTGGATTAATAGAGTCTCAAAAACACGGCTTTTTACATCAGCTTGCAGACATAAATAAAGCAGTAGAAGATTTTAAAATGGAACTTCAAGACCAATATGGAGCTATTAATATCAATCTAGAAGACGGTTCTTACAATTTTATGGAAGAGCAAACCGCTGAAGCGGAAATGGTTGAAGCAGAGGAAGTGAATTAATGGATTCTGTTATTAGAAAAATAAGTATAGGAACTGACTATAAGAATGAAGCAATGCATTATTCAATAGGGCAAACGGTATATGGCGGTCATGAAATAGCTTATATTAAGTTAGACTATAAAGACTCGTCGTATAATATATACATAAGAAAAGAAGACGAAGTGATGCCGTGGAAGAAGTTTAATTCTAATATGGCTATCTCTGTAGAATATGATCTAGAATATTAATGAGAAGCGTATTTAACTTTATTGTAAAGCCCGTTGGCGAAAGATACGATAATGAGGTTAAAGTGAATGGCAAGAGTTTAATATTAAATACCAAAATAGAAAGTTTTAAATCTGTAAATAATTTAGCAGAGGTGGTTTCAGTACCATTAGCTTATTCTACAAATATAAAAGTTGGAGATTTAATAGTTATTCATCATAACGTTTTTAGAGTATTTTATGATATTAAAGGTATTAAAAAAAATAGTAGATCGTTCTTTATGGACAATTTGTATTTTTGTGATCTTGATCAAATTTATTTATATAAAAATGATAAAGAATGGAAGGCAATAGGAAATAGATGTTTTATAAAACCCCTAAAAAATATTGACTATTTAAAGCTCGATAAAGAGCAAAGACTTATTGGTATATTAAAATACGGAAATAAGTCCTTAGAAGCGCTTAAAATCAACGAGGGAGACCTTGTGGGGTATACTCCTAACGGGGAATTTGAATTCGTAATTGATGGACAGCGACTTTATTGTATGAAATCTAATGATATTGTAATTAAATATGAATATAAAGGAGACGAAGTCGAATATAATCCAAGCTGGGCACAAAGCAGTATTGGAACTAATTAAGGTTGCTGAAGAAGCTATATTAGATAATGGCGATGATGATTTATCTGCTGATAAATTAAAAAACGCTGCTGCTACTAAAAAACTAGCTATTTTTGATGCTTTTGAAATTCTAAGTAGAATAGAGGAAGAAGAAAAAATGTTGAATGAATCTGAAAAAGAATCTACAACAGCTGTTTTTAAAGGATTTGCAGAAGGAAGATCTAAGTAATGTACGAGCAATCATTATACAAAATAGTGCCTGACTACGTAAAGTCAAGTGTTATACGGCAAAACAACCGTTTAAATAAATGGAAATATGGCTACGATAAGACTCATGATATGGTTGTTATTAGTAAGACTGGAAAGATTGGTGAAATATATGAAATCCAGAATTTAAAAATAGCATTACCTTTAAGCGAAAATCCATATTCAAGATCTAAGTTAAAAGAGGAGCAGCACTGGGAACAAATGGATTATCCAAAAGAAATAAGTAGAATAAAAAATACTTTTGATTGGAACAAACACCCGGACGCTTTTAAAGAAAGATGGTACGATTACATTGATAATGAATTTAAGTATAGGGAAGAAGGGTTATTCTTTTATAATAACGGAAAACCTACCTATATAACTGGTACACATTATATGTATCTTCAATGGAGCAAAATTGACGTTGGAGCACCAGACTTTAGAGAATCAAATAGATTGTTCTTTATATTTTGGGAAGCTTGTAAAGCAGATCCAAGATGTTACGGAATGTGTTATTTAAAAAATAGACGTTCTGGATTTTCTTTTATGTCTTCTGCGGAACTTGTTAATATTGCTACAATATCAAGTGATTCAAGATTTGGTATATTATCAAAATCTGGGGCAGATGCAAAAAAGATGTTTACCGATAAGGTAGTACCAATTTCAGTTAATTACCCATTCTTTTTTAAACCTATCCAAGATGGTATGGATAGACCTAAAACAGAATTAGCATATAGAATTCCAGCTTCAAAATTAACAAGAAGAAAGTTAGACGCTAATGAAAAATTAGAAGAGCTTGACGGTCTTGATACTACAATTGACTGGAAGAATACTGGAGATAATTCCTATGATGGTGAAAAGTTAAAAATATTAGTACACGATGAGAGTGGAAAATGGGAAAGACCGGACAACATTCTAAACAACTGGAGGGTAACAAAAACAACTTTAAGGTTGGGGAGCAAAATTATTGGAAAGTGTATGATGGGTTCAACCTCAAACGCTTTAGATAAAGGAGGAGAAAATTTTAAAGTTCTTTATTACAATTCAGATGTCACAAAAAGAAACCGCAATGGTCAGACTAGCTCAGGATTATATAGTTTGTTCATACCTATGGAATGGTCGTACGAGGGATTCATTGATACTTATGGCTTACCTGTCTTCGATACTCCAAAAACCTTTGTAAAAGGGGTTGATGGAAATGATATAGATTACGGGGTTATAGAACATTGGCAAAATGAAGTTGATGGTTTAAAGTTAGATCCAGATGGATTAAACGAATATTACCGACAATTTCCAAGAACAGAACAACACGCATTTAGAGATGAAGCAAAGCAATCTTTGTTTAATCTTACAAAAATATACGAACAAATAGATTATAATGCAGATTTAAGGAATTCGAGTACATTAACTAGAGGTAACTTTCAATGGGTTAATGGAATACAAGATACTCGAGTTGTATTTTATCCTAACAAAGATGGTAGATTTTTAATATCATGGATACCAAATCCTAATCTACAAAATAATATAATATTAAAAAACGGAGGAAAGTTTCCTGGTAATGAACACTTAGGTGCATTTGGTTGTGATAGTTATGATATATCTGGAACAGTAGATGGCAAAGGTTCTAAAGGAGCATTGCATGGTTTAACGAAGTTTTCAATGGAAGACGTTCCGCCAAATACTTTTTTCTTACAATATATATCTAGGCCACAAACAGCTGAAATATTTTTTGAAGACGTTTTAATGGCTTTGGTGTTTTACGGAATGCCAATGCTAGCAGAAAATAATAAACCAAGATTGCTTTACTATTTAAAAAGAAGGGGTTACAGAGGATACTCAATGAATAGACCCGACAAAATATATAGTAAGTTATCTATTACAGAAAGAGAAATTGGCGGAATACCCAATTCATCACAAGATATAATACAGGCACACGCGGCTGCGATTGAAACCTATATAGAGGATCATATTGGATTAAATGAAAACGGATATGGTTCAATGTACTTTCAAGAAACTTTGGAAGATTGGGCTAGATTTAATATAAACAATAGAACAAATTTTGATGCTTCTATAAGTTCGGGATTGGCTATTATGGCATGTAATAAAAATAAATATGTTCCAATATCGAAAAAAGAAATAACAACCGTGTCTTTAGGATTTAAAAAGTATAATAACAAAGGCTCTACGTCAAAAATCATAAAATAAATGAATATATACACAAATACAAATAGTGCATTTCCTAGCCAAGTTGTAGATGATGAGATAAAAGCATCAGAAGAATATGGATTACAAGTATCACGTGCTATAGAACAAGAATGGTTTAATCAGGGTAGAAGCAATGGCAATAGATATTTAACCGCGTGGAATAATTTTCATAGATTAAGATTATATGCTAGAGGCGAGCAGTCTGCTCAAAAATATAAAGATGAATTATCTATAAACGGTGATTTATCTTATTTAAACCTAGATTGGACACCTGTTCCTATTTTATCAAAATTTGTTGATATAGTTGCTAATGGTATTTCGCAAAAAACTTATGATGTACGTGCATACGCGCAAGATCCTGAGTCTATAAAAAAGCGTACGAACTACGCATCGTCTTTAGCTTTCGATATGGTGGCGCAGGCTGAAATAGAAGAGGCGATGGCTGCTACCGGTATTAATATTGCAAAAAGTAATATACCAGCAGCTGATTTACCTAGAACAAAAGATGAATTAGAATTGCATATGCAGCTTTCGTATAAACAAGCAATTGAGGTTGCTGAGGAAGAAGCAATAAACACTATATTAAAAACAAATAAATACGATTTAATTAGAAAAAGATTAAATTTAGATTTAACAACAATAGGTATAGCCGCTGCAAAAACATCGTATAACACCGCTAATGGTATTGTAGTTGATTATGTTGATCCAGCCTATTTGATATATTCATACACTGAAGATCCTAACTTTGATGATGTATATTATGTAGGAGAAGTAAAAGCAATTACTATTCCAGAATTAAAAAAACAATATCCTAATATATCAGAGGAAGAATTGTACAAAATACAACAAATGCCTGGTAATAGACAATATATACAAGGATGGGGCAATTATGATGAGAACACGGTTCAAGTAATGTATTTTGAATACAAGACCTATATGAACCAAGTTTTTAAAATAAAACAAGGCGAAAACGGACTAGAAAAAGTAATTGAAAAAACCGACGCGTTTAATCCGCCACCTAATGATAACTTTGAAAGAGTAGCTAGAACAATAGAGGTATTATATACAGGAGCGAAAATCATAGGTACAAATACAATGCTGGAATGGAAATTGTCCGAGAATATGACAAGACCATTTGCAGATACTACAAAAGTAGAAATGAATTATGTTATTTGTGCTCCTAGAATATATAAAGGCAGAATTGATTCAATAGTTAGTAAGTGTATTTCATTTGCGGATATGATTCAATTAACGCATTTAAAATTACAACAAGTAATGTCTAGATTAGTTCCTGATGGGGTATTTTTAGATATTGATGGATTAGCTGAGGTTGATTTAGGAAATGGTACAAATTATAATGCTGCAGAAGCGTTAAATATGTATTTTCAAACCGGTAGTATTGTAGGTAGATCACTTACTCAAGAAGGAGATTTGAATAGAGGCAAAGTGCCAATTCAAGAATTAAACTCTTCAAGTGGGCAAGGTAAAATACAAAGTTTAATACAAACATATCAATATTATCTTCAGATGATTAGAGATGTTACCGGATTAAACGAGGCAGTTGACGGAAGCAAACCTGATTCTAATGCTTTAGTAGGGTTACAGAAGATCGCGGCTAACGCATCAAATGTTGCAACACGACACATTAAAGACGCTAGTTTATATTTAACCGTTAGAATTTGTGAAAATATTTCATTAAGAATAGCAGATTGTTTAAATCACCCGTTAACTGAAAACTCATTAAAAGAAAGTATATCTGTTTTTAATGTAGAAACGTTAAAAGAAATCAGTGCTTTAAATTTACACGATTTTGGTATTTACTTAGAGGTTGAGCCAGACGAAGAAGAAAAAGCACAATTAGAAGGAAATATACAAGTTTCATTGCAGGCAGGAGGAATTGATCTTGAAGACGCTATTGATATTAGACAGATTAAAAACTTAAAACTTGCTAATGAACTTTTAAAATTAAAAAGAAAAAGAAAACAAGAGCAGGTTCAACAACAACAACTTGCAAACATCCAAGCGCAGGCGCAAGCAAATTCAGAAAGCGCAGAAAAAGCAGCAATGTTTGAGGTGCAGAAGCAACAAGCTTTAACAGAAACAGCAGTTAGTTTAGAACAAGCAAAAGCTCAATTTGAATTGCAAAGAATGCAAACTGAAGCAGAAATTAAAAGACAATTATTAGCTGAAGCTTTCAAATATGATATGCAATTAGCCCAATTAAAAGTTCAGTCTGATCTAAATAAGTTTCAAGAACAAGAAGATAGAAAAGACGAAAGAACAAAAATACAAGCAACACAGCAATCGGAATTAATAGATCAAAGAAAAAATGATTCAATTCCAAAAAATTTCGAAGCAACCACCGGCGATATGGGCAACGTAGCCGGAATGTTAGGAATGTAAAAATTAATTAACCAATTTTATATTATTATATTATGTCTCAATTAGAAAAACAAGAAGGGGAATTCAAAGTAAAACCTAGAAAACCTTCAATGAAAAAAATGTTAAGTGAAAATGAACCTATTAAAGTTAATTTTCCACCAATTGGTGAAGAACCAATAAAAGTAGTAATCCCTAAAGAAGCACCAAATGCCATTCAAGAACAAAGCTCAAATGAAGGCGTGTTACGCACAGAACAGCCCGCAGTGGAATTGCCAAAAGTGGAGCAAGGAAACGAAGGGTCCTTTGAAAATGTTATTCAAGAAATTTCAGAAGAAGAAATAAAAGAAGAAGCAAAGGAGATTGCTAAAGAATTAGAATACCACGTAGCTGAACCAGTAAATGCGGGTAAAGCTTTACCGGAGAACATTGAAAAACTTGTATCTTTTATGGAAGAAACAGGTGGTACAGTGGAAGACTATGTAAGACTTAATGCGGATTATTCTAACGTAAACAATAATGCTTTATTAAAAGAATATTATAAAAGCACAAAACCTCATTTAGATAGCGAAGAAATTGAATTCTTATTAGAAGACAAGTTTTACTATGATGAGGACCTAGATGAAGAACGAGATATTAGATTAAAAAAATTGGCATTTAAAGAAGAAGTGTCAAAAGCTAAAAAATATTTAGACGATACAAAAGCTAAATACTACGCTGAAATCAAATCTCGCCCAACTATTAATAACGAGCAACAAAAAGCAAACGATTTTTTTAATCGTTATAATTCAGAACAAGTCAAAGCAGCAAAGCAACACGAAGATTTTAAACAACAAACCACCAATCTTTTTAACAACGAATTCAAAGGTTTTGAATTTAATTTAGGTGAAAAGAAATTTAGGTACAACGTTCAAAATCCAAATCAAGTTGCGGAAACCCAATCTAATATAAATTCCTTTGTCGGAAAGTTTCTAGACAGTGATGGGAATGTAACAGATACTAAAGGTTACCATAAAGCTTTGTACAGTGCAATGAATGCTGATAAAATTGCTAACCATTTTTATGAACAAGGAAAAGCTGATGCCGTTAAAGAGGTGATCACCAATTCTAAAAACCCAAGCGTAGCAGCCCCTAGACAAGCGGCTAATACTTTTGTGGGTGGACTTAAAATAAAATCGGTTAGTGGATGGGACTCAGCAAAATTAAAAATACAAACAAAAAAATTTTAAAAATTAAACCCACAACATTATGGCAACATTAACGCCGGCATTTGGAAGTATCATACCTTCGCAAGTGCAACAATTGTTGAACACAAACTATTTGCAGTTCAACACGGGTGCAGGGAACGACTTTGCACAACAATATTTACCTGAAATTTATGAAGCTGAAGTAGAACGCTACGGTAACAGAACATTAGCAGGATTTTTAAGAATGGTTGGCGCTGAAATGCCAATGTCTTCTGATCAAGTTATTTGGTCTGAACAAAACAGATTACACATTGCTTACGTTGGATGTACTCAAGCAAATGGTGGTACTGGAGTAAACCCTAGTACAATCACTTTAAGTGCATCTGGAAGTCCTACAAACGTTATCTCTATTAACGATACTGTTGTAATTTTAGATCCATTAAATGGTTTAGAAGCAAAAGGTATTGTTACAGCTTCAACTGTAGGCGTAGGTACTGCTGGTAGTTTCTCTGTACAACTTTACAAAGGAACTTCTCTTACAACTCAAGGATTCGCTGCTAGCGGATTGAAAGTGTTTGTTTACGGTTCTGACTATACTAAAGGAACAACTATTGGAACTGGTGCTGGTAACTCTGCTGCTAGAAATAGTGTTAATCCTGTTCTTACTCAGTACTCAAACTCTCCTGTTATTATCAGAAATCAATACGTTATTAACGGATCTGATATGGCTCAAATTGGGTGGGTTGAAGTTGCTACTGAAGATGGAACTGGTGGTTTCTTATGGTTCTTAAAAGCTGAATCTGAAACAAGATTACGTTTTGAAGATTACTTAGAAATGTCTATGGTAGAGGGTGAATTGAATGCGGTTACTACTGGTGCTGCTGGATATGCAAGCTCTCAATTACCTGGAACTCAAGGTCTTTTTGCTGCTATTAAAGCAAGAGGAAATGTAGAAGTAGGATTTACTGCTGCTGGTGGATTAGATGCATTTGATCAAATCCTTAAAAACTTAGATACTCAAGGAGCTATCGAAGAGAATATGTTATTCTTACAAAGACAAACTGCATTAGATTTCGATGATATGCTTGCTGCATTATCTTCTGGAGCTGCTGGTGGAGTTGCTTACGGATTGTTTGAAAATTCTGAAGAAATGGCATTGAACTTAGGTTTCTCTGGTTTCCGTAGAGGATCTTACGATTTCTATAAAACTGACTGGAAATACTTAAATGATGCTTCTACTCGTGGAGGTATTGTTGGTATCAATTCAATCGAAGGTGTATTAATTCCTGCTGGAACTACTACAGTTTACGATCAACAATTAGGTACAAATATCCGTAGACCTTTCTTACACGTTCGTTACAGAGCTTCTCAAGCTGACGATAGAAGAATGAAATCTTGGTTAACTGGATCTGCTGGTGGAGCACAAACTTCTACTCTTGATGCAATGGAGGTAAACTTCTTGTCTGAAAGATGTTTAGTTACTCAAGCGGCTAATAACTTTGTATTGTTCAAAGGTATCTAATATTAGTTACATAGTAGGTTTACCCTCGCTGAAACTGCGGGGGTAGATACTACTCTTTTAAAAAAAATTATTAAATTATATTATATTATGGAAAAACAAGCAAAAAAACCCGTTGAAAGTACATGGGAAGTTAAAGACAGAATCTATTATTTAAAAGGAGACGAAACTCCTTTAACACTTACGATACCTAGTAAGCACACAAAAAAACATGCTCTATTATATTTTGATGAAGATTTAAAGAAGCAAAAAGAAATTAGATATGCAACTAATCAAGACTCTTGTTTTGTAGATGAACAAAAAGGAGAGGCAACAATAGGACATATTACTTTTGAAAACGGTGATTTAAGAGTTTCAAAAGAAAAACAAAATTTACAAAAATTATTATCTTTATATCATCCTTTACGCAATAAACTTTACGCTGAATTTGACGCTATTGAAGTTGCAGAAGATGAATTAGATATTTTAGAATTACAAGTTGAAGCTTTAAATGCTGCAATGGCAATTGAGGTTGATCAAGCAGAAGCAATACTTAGAGTGGAAATTGGTTCTAAAGTGTCGGAAATGAGTTCAAAAGAAATTAGAAGAGACTTGCTTTTATTTGCAAGAAATAATCCTTCTTTATTTATTGAATTAGCAAATGATGAAAACGTACAGCTTAGAAACCTTGCTATCAGAGCAGTTGAATTAGGCATTATGACTTTATCACAAGACCAAAGAACATTTAATTGGGCGTCAAATAATAAAAAATTAATGACTATCCCGTTTGATGAAAATCCATACTCAGCAATGGCTGCATTCTTTAAGACTGACGAAGGCATAGAAGTTTTCAAGTCTATAGAGAAAAAAATAAAATAACACGTAATACTAATATATAGGTAGGTATTGTACACGTTTGTACAGTATCTGCCTAAATATTATAATAAATATAACAAATGGTAAATGTAGACACGGTTTATAGAACTGTTTTATTAATAATTAATAAGGAACAAAGAGGTTATTTAACTCCTGACGAATTTAATAAAACCGCAACACAAGTTCAATTAGAAATATTTAATGAATATTTTGAAGATTTGAATCAACAGGTTCGAGTACCAGATAATGATACCGAATACAGTGATCGTATAAAAAATCTACAGCAAAAAATTGCTATTTTTCAAACAGATGGAACTTGTTTACCTACAACTGGTGGATTTAATGTTCCAGGACCGCTTAATTCGCCGCCTGTAACGGACTTTTATAAGTTGGGGACAGTAATATATAACGATGATAAAGAAGTCCAATACGTTCAACCAAATGAGCTATTGGAACTAAATTTATCACCAATAACTAAACCTTCAAATTATTGGCCGGTATACACATTTAAAAATTTAATAATTAAAGTATATCCAACAACCATAACTTCTGGAATTAGTTGCACTTATGTGCGCAAACCTGCTGATCCGGTATGGAATTTCGTGGCTACACCACCTAATTATCAGTATGTGTATAATCCAGCTACATCGGTTCAATTTGAATTGCACCCAACAGAGCAAACTAACTTAATAACAAAAATATTACTTTATTCTGGAATTGTTATTAATGATCCTCAAATTGTACAAATTGCGGCGCAACAAATACAAGCAGAAACCGTTAATTCAAAAACATAATAAATTATGCCAATACCTAATAACGGTTTAATAACCGAAACAAATAGACAATATTATGAAGGAGCGCAAGGCTTTGTGCAAAGTGTCCTTGGCAATTTAACCTTTCCAACTACATTTAATACAGATTTAATTTATGGCAGCTATGATCCAAATGATATTGATTATGCTTTAAATAATTATAAATTATATATTAGTCCAACCGGTTTTCCAGGTAGTTTCAATGAGGTTGTTACAAGTTATTCTGTTTTAAATAATACAATTGTGTTTCCATTAGGTAATGCACCCGCATTAAATAGTTATATAGTTGTACAGCTTAAAACATTAAACGGAGGTAATTACGGAACTACATTTGCAGAAATGGCATATGGTAATACGGTAGAAAATAATTACGGGTCGTATTCATATATTACATTAAACGATATTGTAAATAATTTTATGGTTGCTTATGTAGGGGTTGGCAAATTAATTTCTGATGTTAAAAGAACAGACATTATTTTTCACGCTAAACGTTGCTTACAAGAGTTTAGTTATGATACATTAAAAAGCATTAAGTCACAAGAATTAAATGTACCGCATAACTTAAGTGTAGTACTACCTCAGGATTATGTAAATTATGTTAAAATTTCTTGGATTGATCATTTAGGAGTAAAGCACCCTTTATATCCTGGGGGAACTTTAACTATAAATCCTTTTGAAAACCCGGTACAAGATGCGTCGGGGGTGCCTATTCAGGATAATTTTAATTCAAATATTGAAGGCGATTCATTAACTGAAAGAAGATGGGATAGTAATAACATTATACATCAATTACAAAATTTCTATAATGTAAACAATCAAATGAATGATTGGAATAATTATGGTATAGATGATTATGGTTATGGTCGTCATTATGGACTTGACCCTCAATATGCAAATATTAACGGTTATTTTACAATAAATGAAAGAGAAGGAAAAATATCTTTTAGCAGCGATTTAATAGATAAGCTTATTGTATTAGAATATATTTCTGATGGATTAGCATATGATATGGATACAAAGTTTCCAAAGTTAGCGGAAGAAGCGGTATATTCTTATATACTACATGCCGTAATATCCTTACGTATTGGTCAACCCGAATATTTAGTACAAAGACTTCGTAGAGAAAAAACAGCAAAATTAAGAAACACAAAGATTAGACTTTCTAATATTAAATTAGAAGAGATTACACAAGTATTAAGAGGGAAGTCGAAATGGATTAAACACTAAAATAAATGGCTGAAGTAAAAAATAGTTTTCTAGGATCTAAAATGAATAAGGATCTAGACGATAGACTTATACCCAATAACGAATATAGAGATGCTTTAAATATATCCATTGGAAAATCCGAAGGAGATAGTATAGGGGTTGCTCAAACATCTTTAGGTAATGTCGAGCTTAAAAACATAGACGGCACAAATTTTGAAACACTCCCAGGGTTAACGTGCATTGGCTATTTTTCTGATGCCAAACATAATAGAATATACCAATTTTTAACAGACTACGAGGATCAAACACCCTCGTTAATAGTATTGCCAGACGATACTAAAACAATGAAAATCACTGTTTATGATCCAGCGGCTTCGCCTACTTATCGTACATTGGTTTCCGGAACATTCTTAAATTTTTCAAAAACAAATATAATAACAGGGGTAAACTTAGTTGAAGATTTATTATTCTTTACAGATAATAGAAATCAACCAAGGAAAATAAACGTAACAAACGCTTCAAACAATCCAAGTTATTATTATAATGAAACTCAAATTTCAGTAGCAAAATATGCTCCAATCGATCCTATATCATTAATTAGAAAAGAAACAGCAACTGTAGTTTCTGGTAATGGGGCTGACTGGGTATTATCAAACATGACTGGCCTTGCGTGTACCATAGGTATCGTAGCGGGTGCTCCAACTGGACCATACACGGCAACTATAACCACAGCAGTTGTAGATGGATTTTCCGCGTTTTTAGTTGGCGATGTTATTGCTGGTAATAATGGAACAGGATCATTTGGTGTTGGGCCAGTAGTTGTTACTTCTATAATTGATTCTACAAACATAAACGTATCATCAATAAATATATTTTCTGCTGGAACAGCTACGATTACATTAAGGTATCCTTTTGTAGGGGCAATACAAAC